CAAGGATTGAGAGTGACAATCCTGTGTAAAAACGTTATAATTGGAGTCTCAAAAAAATTTTTAAAAAATGGAAAATGTTTCTACCTTAGAATCCCTAGATACAAATACGCTCAAACTACTTTTAAGAAATGAGCTTGCCAGGAAACAGGAAGCATCCCAAAAGGATTTTCTTACTTTTGTTAAGCATGTTTGGCCTGATTTTATTGAAGGAAAGCACCACAAGATATACGCGGAGAAGCTAAACCGCATTGCAAACGGCGAGTTGAAACGATTGATTGTCAATATGCCACCAAGGCACACGAAATCAGAATTTGCCTCCCATCTCTTTCCGGCGTTCTTCATGGGCCGTCATCCAAAGGCCAAGCTTATTCAGACAACGCACACAGGAGAATTGGCAATTCGCTTTGGACGTAAGGCGAAGAATATGATAGAGTCAACGGAATATGAAAAAGTTTTTCCAGACGTCAGACTGGCAGCGGACTCTAAGGCGGCAGGCCGTTGGGAGTCTAATCATGGAGGCGAGTATTTTGCTGCTGGTGTTGGTGGCGCTATTACTGGTAGGGGTGCTGATCTTCTCATTATTGACGACCCTCACTCCGAACAAGATGCTCTTAGCCCTTCTGTGCTTGAGTCTCATTATGAATGGTATACTTCTGGTCCTCGTCAGCGTCTTCAACCGGGTGGAGCTATAGTACTAGTCATGACGCGTTGGTCAGTGAAAGATCTCACTGGCAAGCTGCTCGAGGCCCAAGGCAAGGATGAGATGTCGGACGAGTGGGAGATTGTGGAGTTTCCTGCTGTCATAAACGAAAAACCCATGTGGGGAAATTTTTGGTCCATGAACGGACTGATGGGAGTAAAGGCTTCCATACCACTTACAAAATGGCAGGCGCAATGGATGCAGTCACCAACCTCCGAGGAAGGTGCACTTATTAAGCGTGAGTGGTGGCAAACGTGGGAAGGTGATAAGCCTCCGAATCTGGAATTCATTATTCAGTCATATGATACGGCGTTCAGCAAAAAGGAAACGGCTGACTACAGTGCAATCACGACGTGGGGAATATTTGACCCTGAAAACGGCAAGGGAAAGGCGCTTATTTTGTTGGATGCAAAAAGAGACCGTTGGAATTTTCCTGAGCTGAAAAAGAAGGCGATGGAGGAGTATAAGTACTGGGAACCGGAGATGGTTCTCATAGAGGCAAAGGCAAGTGGATTACCCTTAACTCATGAGTTGCAAAAGATGGGAATACCTGTTATAAACTTTACACCCTCTAAAGGAAATGATAAACATACGAGGGTAAACAGCGTAGCCCCACTTTTCGAAGCGGGAGCGATATGGGCGCCCAAAAAAACGTTCGCTGAAGAAGTCATAGAGGAATGCGCGGCATTTCCGTTCGGCGACAATGATGACTACGTGGATTCTACCACGCAAGCCTTGATGCGTTATCGTCAAGGATACCATGTTACACTAAAAGATGATTTTGAAGATGAACCAACTGATAAAACCAAGGGGAGGGTTTATTACTAGTGGAATATCCAGTACAAAAAGAAGATAAATACTATGATGATAAACTAAAATTACTTGCCAATAGTCTAACTGGTGGTGTTTATGATTTAGGACAACTTTTTTGGGAAGGTAATCCATTATCATACATGACGGGAGAAGATTTTCCAGGCATTGGTGAATTTGCAACAGGGTGGACTCCATTTGAAGAAGGTGGTGGAACTTTCTTTGATTATGATGAAGGTTTTAAACCTGGTGGATTTGACCCGGAAAGTGCAGAAGAGGTTGGACGTCTTATATCTACTTTTGGAGTTCCTATTGGTGGAGTTTTTGCTGGAGGTGCTAAAGCTGGAAAAGCAATTGATATGATGTCAAAAGTTTTTCCTTCCATGAAATATTTTCAAGATCTATCACACTTAAATAAAATTAACCGTGCTTTTAAGAATTGGAAAAAAGGTACACCTAATAAAGTACCATCAACATTAACAAAGGTATGGGATTCATTTGTTAAACCAATTACACAAACTTTTCATCGTCCTTTATGGGCACCATTTAAAAAATCTCATCCTTTCTTTAGTAAGACCAAAACAGATAAAATACCAAGATGGCTTCATACAAGAAAACCAGAACTTGATTATGCTAAAACAGCTGCAAGAAACTGGGCCCTTGCGGCCGGGGCAAGAGGCGGCGTAGAAGGAATCAAATCACTCGTTGATAGACATCCAAAGAAATGGGACTACTCTGCAGATGAATTTGATATGAGTTCCGCGGCACCATACCAAGATAAGATTATGAAAATGGCCAAGTCCAATAAACCTAGAATAGGTATTCAATTTGGTGATGGCCCTACGCACTGGGGTTAATAATGGTTGGACAAGTTGTAGGAAAAGTAGCTCAAAAAGCCGCTAAGAAAGGAATAGAAAAATTATTTCAACAGTTATTAAAAAATAAAATCCAAAAAGAAGGCATTGCATCGATTTCAAGAGGCATTACAAAACCAACAAGGAAAAGCATAGGTGAATTAACTGCCATAAACCAAGGCAGTCCAGCGTTCCAGAATAGGGTTGGATTTGTGGAAAATTATTTTAAGAATAATAAAATAGAGACTCTTGATGATCTTAATCTTCTATTTGATAATCTAAGAAATCCAAAAGTGAATAAAATGCTTGATCCCAATTTAACCGTAGAAGGGGTGGGTCAAGGAAAATTTCCGCCTTATGAGGGACAGATAAAAGACATGGGAACAAATCTTAAAAATGTTATCAGATGGAGCAATATGTCTGATAAAATGAAAACAACGTATACGAATAAAATTTCCGACATATTGAGACAGAAAGCAAGAGATGTATCGCATGTGGGAAGAACGGAAATTGACTATAAAAATTTTGAGAATAATTTATCCAACATAAAGTCCATTATGGAAAAAGATAAGACTAAAAGTTTTGTTGATGCATTTAAAGAAGCTGTAAGCGAAGTAAAATCAACTCGTTCTGGTTTTAGGAAACAAACGTGGGATTATTGGACAAAGGACCGTTTATTTGAAGGAAAATTAACAAGTGGAAGACTACAAAAAGAGAATCCTGATTTGTATAATTTCTTTAAGGATATTATAAAGGTTCCTAAAGTAGAGCCTAGAGGAAGTTTAACAAAAGAGTATGGAAAGACTCCTTATGATTATATTAAAGCTTTTACTCAAAGGGATAATCCTGAAATGTATAATATGCTTTTCACAAAAGACAAAAACGGAAAGATAGTACAAAAACCAATTCTCCAAAAAATATTTGGGGAAAAATTTCTACGGCAGATGCACCTCATGGGTGAGAATTTAGGATCAACAACAGTTGCCAATCTTAAGGATCTCGTGAGCAAATATGAAATGATTCCAAAAGAGTTTGTAAATTTAATTAGACGCCCACAATACATTGGAACTCCAAAGATGAATTCGGAGCACTTGTTGATTGAAATGGGGCGCACGAAAGGGGAAAAGGGACTCATAGATCTTCTTGTGGATAAATTTGATGTTATGGGCTATAACTGGACAAAAAATAAGAAGGGTCCAGGAGGAACTTGGAATCCTATTTCCACTAAGGAAAAACTGTCTAAAAGCGACATTGAAAAAATTAAAGAGATAAATGTACAGATTAAAGCAAAGGAAAAAGCTCTTAGGGATTTAGGATTAGAAAGCGTTTTTTATGATCCTTCTAAAAAAAATTTAGTTTATTTTGGTGGAGAATTTGTAAAAGATGTTAAAACTGGAATTGAACGTTTTGTTTCTCCTAAAGATGCTAATTTAATGAAGTTAAGAAAAGAATATTTGGCAGGAAACAGGAAAGATGGTGGCTTGATTAATGACCCTTTAACTGCTATGATGAATTCAGGAGGATTTATGGACTACGGAGAAATGAAACCTGTCTTACCACCCTTGGACCCGGGTGAAAGACAGTATTTACAAAGAGGTGGTAAAGGCAAAGGACCTATTCCTACACCAGGAATGGCAGTGCAATACATAAAGAAACAAGTCCTTCCAAAAGTCATAGGACACACCACGAAGATCATGGAAAAACTTGCGGCGCCTAAAGATGCTCCGAAAGTAATACCTAAACCATGGGCCGTGGTAGATAGAGAAGGATTACCAATTAAAGATTTTAAAACAGAAAAAGACGCCAATAAATGGCTATATGATAAAAAGGAAACAGTACCTGAAAATGAATACTATGAATCAACCATTGATTATTCAGTTAAGCCAATAGAGCAGATTAAAACCGCAACAGTAATGGAGGAGACTCCAGCAATGATCTGGAAAGCACCTGAAATTATCAAGAATGCACCAATGGAAATCGCGCAAGGAAAACAGTGGAATGGAATATTGAAGAAAGCAGGTGTATCACCAAAGGAACTGGATGACACATCACTTGGACCGTTCCTGGAAATACAGCATCCAAATACAAAATTTACAAAAGCACAGTTATTGGAAGAGTTTGATAATCTTGCACCAAAGATCGAGGTCCTCGCAACAGGAAACCGTGAGCAAGGAAAGTACTTGCAAAGCATTTTAACCAAGTTTAATTCCGTTCGTGAATCCATTAGTGATTTCTCCGGCAAGGATCAAGGAGTTTTAAACAGTTTTACTGGTATTTTGGAGAAAGCAGCAGGCGCGAAGACGGATACACAACTAAACGTGATTGCAAATCAGGTAAACAAGCTCATGAAACAGGCATACGGCGTTGATAACGCACTTATGAGTGATCAAATTCCGGCAATAAGGCAGATTCCGGCTCCAATTCGAAGCATTTTTGGAGATATGCAGGAATTATTCAAGACCAGAGGAGCTGCACACAAGTTTAGTAAGCGACCATCACATGCAGGAGACCAAGTTTTGCCCGGTGGAGTGAATTACCGCGAATATATGTTCAAATACACTCCAAACGCACTGCGTTTTACGGAGCCAACATATACTCCAGGGCATACGTTCGATTTTTCCGATGAAGTGGCTAAAAATGCTTTTGTTCATACTCGAATTTCCGATCGAACCGACAATTTTGGTCGAAAGTTGCTTTTTGTTGAAGAAATTCAGTCAGATATGCACCAAAAACCTCAAAAAGCAATTAGAGAGGGTAGAGAGAGTGGATACGCAACAAGAAAGGATAAAATTCTATCCGCGCAGACCTATATTGATGAAATGGCTGTCTTACAGAATAAAATTGACGCTATTTTGGCACGTGAGCCAAATCACACATCACTTCCTGCACTATACAAGAAACGTGGTACATTAGCGAATAAAATAGAGAAAATTAGAGGAGCAGTTAGTGGTGGAGGCAAGATTCCTGAAGGACCATTCCAAAGGTCGGAAGATTACGGTTCATTTGTCATGAAATACTTACTTCGATTGGCAAAGGAAGGAAATTATGATGGTGTGGCTGTTTCAACGGGGAATATCAAAAATAGACGAGGATATGGCTCAGAAGAGCAACAAAAAGGCCATTACGGGTTCTATGACAAGATTATGCAGAAAGTGATGAAAAAAATTGCAAAGAACGCGGATCTGGAGTATAACAGAACTGTAATTAATGATGGAGCCGTAAACTGGGGTAATGTTCCAATATTAATTCTAAAAGAGGTTGATAAGGTTATGAAAGGACTGCCATCGTTCAGAGAAGGTGGTCTTAACAGAGAAAATTTTGTGGACGTAGTTCCATTGCTATAAGGGGAGATAATGGCAAAGAAAAATCCAAATGATAATGTAGAAAAGGCTATTGAAGCTTTACAGTTAGGAATGGATATGGCTGAGGGCGAAGAAACAGTTGTTGAGGTTCCTGATGAAAAAGAAGTTACTTTTGAGCCAGATTTAGAAATTACTGAACTAGCTGATGGTGGTGCAGAGGTTGGTCCTGCAGGAGGAGCTCCTGTTGATCAATCACAAATACCGTTTGACGCAAACTTAGCGGAATACATAGACGATATAGAATTAGGCAGATTAGCAAATGATCTGCTTGCTGATTTCGAAGCGGATAAGGATTCAAGGAAAGATTGGGAAGATACCTATGTCAAAGGCCTTGATATGTTGGGATTCAAGTATGAAGACCGAACACAGCCCTTCGAAGGTGCATCAGGGGTCGTACATCCTTTATTGGCTGAATCTGTTACACAGTTTCAAGCCCAAGCATATAAGGAACTTCTCCCCCCAAGCGGCCCCGTACGCACACAAATTATAGGTCAGTCCACGCCGGAAATAGAGGATCAGGCAGATCGTGTAAAAGAATACATGAACTACCAGATTACACATGTAATGAAAGAGTATGATCCGGAAATGGACCAAATGCTGTTTTATTTACCACTATCCGGTTCAGCATTTAAGAAAGTTTATTGGGATTCACTATTAAAAAGAACAGTTGCCAAGTTTGTATCAAGTGAAGATCTTGTTATCAATTACATGGCGACAGATCTGCAACAGGCATCACGTGTTACACATTGCATTAAAATGTCTGGAAATGAAGTTAAAAAACTACAAGTTTCAAAATTCTATTTGGACATACCAATTGCAACAGGTCAAGTGGATTTAAACACTGATGTCAAAGATAAGATTGATGAGCTACAAGGCACTGATTCAACAAGCGGAAATGATGATGATGAACATTTAATTTTAGAAATGCACTTGGATGCGGACATTCCAGGCTTTGAAGACCAAAGCGGAATTAAGCTTCCATACATTGTTACTACAGATAAATAT